TGGACATCTTGCCTTCTAGCGTCTCCGATTGCTTGGCCATCATGCCGTTATAGCGACCGAATTCGCCCGCTGCTGCCTTCCACGCATCTGTGCCGGAGATGGCGCCCTTCTTGACCTGCTCTGCCAGTTTCTCCAGATTAGATCGAGCCTCACCCGACATGGCGCCGACCTCTTGGAGGCGCATCGCGGCTTCACCAATCGGGCGCCCCGTCTGCAGGGCGTCGTACAGGCGGCCAATCCACATGGCCGCCTCACCGAACTGCATCCCCGTCCCGGAGGCGATGTCACCGACGAGTCGCAGCCCCTCACCTGTGGCGAGGGCACCCTTGGTGAACACCTGCAACTGCTTGGATGCCTCTACCACTTCGGGCAGTTCAAACGGCGTCGTCTTGGCGAACTCCGTGAGTTCGGCCATACGCTGTTTGGCCTGTGTCACCCCGCCCAATAGCACCCCCAACTGGGTGGTGTACTTCTCCATCTGAGAGGCGCCACCGACCATCCCCGTAACCAAACCCGACACAGCGCTGGTCAGGGCCATCAGGCCGCCCGTCGCAAGCGCCATCGTGGCCCCGCCCACGAGGCCGCCGATCACACCCTGACCGATGGCCCCGCCCTTTCCCCCGGCGATGCCAGCGATTTTGGACTTCAGCCCATCCAGAGCCGAATTGGCCTGCGTGGTGTTGACTTTGGGGGTGATCGTCGGGGACCCGCCGCCGGCCAACTTGCGGACAGCCGTATCCACCTGCCCAAGCCCGCGCACGGCCCCGTTGACCTGCGCGTCAACCGTGACGAACAGCCGGGCTGCCTCTCCGCCCATCATCGGCAGGTCCTCATCGCTTGCGCTGAGCCTCTTTAGCCGCCTTGGCCTCGCGCTCCGCCTCGTCGAAGTAGAACGCGATCCATTCTGTGAACTCGGAAGTGGTAATCGTGCTACTGAGGTTGGCGACCGTCATCCCAAGATCACGCGCCAGCCTGAACAGCAGCCTCTTCTCCGGTGTCTTCCTGAAAGACGGCGACGGCCTTCTCGATGGCGTCGCCCTCCAACTTGTTGAGCCTGACGATCTCGGTCATGATCCGGTCGATCACGGCCGCGTTCTTGGTGCGCAGATGGGGAACCATGTCGAGGTTCAGTTCAGGCTCGACTACCCCGTAGACGAGCATCACCATTTCCAACTTCTCGGAATCGACCGACCCATCAAGGCCGCGGGCCTGTGCCCGCATTTTGAGTTCCACGTCTTTGGTAAAGGTCCGAAGACGAACCGCGCCTCCCCACTCCGGGATTTCCAGCGTAGAGTTTTGGATGTCGTCTGCTGCGATGATGTCCTCAAACGTGAGGATGCGCGGTTCCTTGGTCTTCATGGTGCGTTGTGCCCTTTCGCGCTAGAGGACGGTACGAGTGACGGCGCCGTCCACTTGGAACTCGCCAGAGAAGGTAGCCGCCCCGTCAAGGCCGGTGGTGATCTCGTAGGAGGTCAGGATACAGTTTCCATTCTCCTTGATATTGCCCGTCCCCAGCCCGGCCGGGAAATACTCAAACGCCTTGGACGACTGGAGGATGCCCGTAAGGTAACCATCCACCGTGGGGTCCCACAGGCCGGAGATGGGGATCTTGCCGTCGATCAGGCCGCCGACGAACGACTTGTAGGTCGAGCCGAGGGTCGAAGTCTCCGCCAAGTCGGCGTTACGGGTCAAGCCCGCCGTGTTTAGGTAAGTGGTGATGTTGCGGAGCGTAGACCCCGCATCTGTGATCCAGAACGTCGCGTTTTTGCCGTGGGTAAAGGCCATCTGGGCTGCTCCTCCTATTTACTTGCGAACGTGGGCTGCAAAGATTGTGAACGAGGGGGTCCCCCCCGTAACCGTCCACAGAAACCGGGTGTACTGGCGCAGCGTGCCGGTGCCCTCGATGCGCTGACCGCCCGGGACGTTGGCATTGGCCGCCGAGAGGGTGGCGAATGCCCCTCCGGAGACATCTGCGAATGCCGAATTGTCGGCGCTGTCCTGTAACTTGACCGCCAGTGTCGGAGGACCCGTGCCCGAAATGGCGAACGCTTGCAGGAAAGCCGACCAACCCGCAGTCGTACCGCCGCCGACACCAGAGTTGTAACCGCTGGCGTCGTTGCCGGTAGTCGTTTTGGCCGCCTTGGGCGTGTTGACGATGATCGCCTCTGCGCCCTTCTTGGATTGCGCCTCGATACTGACGGCCGCCGCGCCGTCTAGCCCCGTGGTGATTTCATAGGTGATCTCGACCCCGTGCATCCCCCGTCCGCGCATACCGAAGGCGTCGCCCTGCGGCAGGAGGGCCAAGTAGGTATCGATCCCGAGCAGCGAAGTCATGACCGCATCGGTCGCCCCGGCTGTTGGGTCAAAAAACCCACCAAGGCTCATCTTGGAGTCGATCAACCCGGCGACGAACGCCTTATAGGTGGAGCCGAACGTCGATGTCTCCGCAAGGTCGGCGTTCATCGTCGTGGTCGCGGAGTTGAGGAATAGCGTCAGGTCATAACCCGACACATAAACCTTGGTATCCTTGCCGTGGCTAAATGTCATTAGCCGTCCTCCTCCTTGTCAGCCGGGGGAGGTTCCTTCCCATCGACAGGCTCGATCACCCCGGCATCGAGGAGCCAACCCAGCGACCCCGGCGGAATGTCTTCTACGATATCGCCCGGTTCCGCCCGCTTGTCGCCCGGTGGGTAGTTTAGTCCAACTATGACGCGGTACTTCTTCTTCGCCATGGGCATCTCCTACGGTAGAGTGTCGATTCGGTAGATGGCGTGGACCATCTGATAGGGTATCCCGTCCACTTCTTCTGGCGTTTCTGGCGGGAACCCCACTCGACGGGAGTATAGGACCGTGCCCGAAGTTGGCGAGAAGGAACCATCGGACAGCAGCGCATCGGCCCTAGCCAATGCTGCATAGGCCGCGGCCTTACTGTTCCCCTTGTCGCCCACACTGACTTGATAGGCAAACCGTACGATCCGGCCGCCGCCCATTGTCCAGACTTCTTCAGGAGAGGACGACTGGCGGAAGCGCAAATACGGGAACGGCGTCTTGGCAGGAGGGCGGGACGACCAGATCCCGCCCGGGAGCAGCGCCAGCAAGGTGGCGTCTCCGTGGAGGACGGAATAGATCGCCGTCTCCAGCACCGCCGGGTTCATCGGCCCACCGTCCTGAGCGCCCGGCGCATTGCCTTTTCGAAAGAAGGACGCACCACTTCGGCCGCTGGAACCATGAACGGGCGAGCCTCCATGTGGACCGTCCCGTATTCAAGATGCTGCGCGTACTCCACGTCGGTGTAGGCAATGGCCGAGAAGGCGCCCATCCCGGATTGCGCAGAATCCACGGACATGGCCTTGATCCCGTCATGCAGTAATCCAGACCGGATGGCTGGTGCATGCCCCGGGGCAGACGGCGGTTTCTGCCCTTCCATGGATGCAGCCGCCTGTTCAGCAATCATTCCCGCCGTCGCTAGCGTAACCTCGCGAGCGATCTGATACATCCCACCCAGCATGGCCGGGATGTGGTCGAAGACCAGCCGGGCCATCAGCGCGCCTCTGCTACGGTGACGGCCAACGAGGCGGCACCGCTCTTGCCCGAGTCGGACCCCACGAACGAATACCGGTTGGCGCCGATGCGTAGTTCATCACCGGCCACGACAGTAACGTCATGCGGTAGGACGATGGTGGCGCTTGCCTTCTGGCCCAACCGCTCCGCGATCAGGGCCGACGATTCAGACAGAGCATCGATCCGGCCCGGCGTAGTGGCCACCCGGGCGAATACCTCCGTGAACCCGCCCGCCGAGTCGGTGGTACGGACCGGGCGCCACACTTCGATGTATTCCGGCATGTCGCGCCGCGCCTGTTGGCGACGGTACAGAAGCGACCACGTTTGACGGGTCATTTCAGAAAGGAGCGTCCTCTTCGCCGTAATACTGGCGCCGGGGGTTGGTACCGGTAGTCAGGACGTCTGTTGCTTTAATGTCCTGCGAGTACCCGTCCACGCGCTTGACGGCCCCGGCGACCAACGGAGTTACGACCGTCAACCGGGCGCGCAGGGCGTCGGCCCGCGCTGCCCAAGCCGCGCTCTCGGCCGGGTTCGTGGTAGCCAATTCGGCGGATTTGTAGAAGCACAGTAGGATGGCCGCCCGATAACACGCTGCCGGTTCGCCAGTTAGGGCCGTGACCGCGGGGTCCAGCCCCTCTTGGCGGCACGCTTCTGCCACGTCCTCATCGACGCACTGAACGGCCAGATAGGTAACGATGATATTGCTGGTAGCCGCCGGGGGGGCAGAGGCAAAGTACAGCCGACCGGAGCGGTCGTCAAGGGTGTAGTCGGCTGCCCCGCCTTCGGTCTTCAGGGTGCCGCCGACGTAAACCGCCGCGGATGCGCCTAAGGCCGGAACCGTGGAAAGGTAGAACTCGCGGCTAACGGCATCGCCGCTAGACACGTCGCGGGCCGCTATCCCGGAATCGCCCGTGAGCATCCTCACGAGCTGCGCGTTGGTGTACGCCATCACGTCACCTTTCCACGAGCCGCGGCTCGCCGTCTGCTGCCATTGTATCACCTTCGGGGATTGTCGCGCCATCCCCCTCTTGCATCGTGTCTCCGATGGCCGCCGTCGGCCCCGGTTGGGCGTCCATAAAAATGGTCTTTTGACTGGCCGAAGTGACTGCCGCCACGATGGCATCGACGACCGAGGAAATCGCGTCGGTCGCAGCGCGCCCCAGTGCCAGCGTTCCACGCGCTACGCTCTCGGCAATCGACCCGACCGCATCCCCGACGACCCGCACCCGCCCGACCCGGCGGGCTGCTGTTTCGGCCACGGAGGAGAGGGCATCGGCGGTGCTACGGAGGGCTGCCCGGATGCGGACGGGGGTTTCCGACAGGGACGGCAGGGAGTCGGCCGTGGAGCGGAGCGCCGCATTTACCCGGGCGATAGCCTCCGTAACGGATGCAAGGGCATCCGCCGCTGCCCGATTGGCCCCGACCCGGCGGGCCGTGGACTCCGCTAGAGTGGCAAGGGCATCCACCGCCGTCCGGGCCTTGCCCGTCGCCCGAATGGCCGCCTCCGAGATAGCCGAAAGGCTGTCGGCTACTGTCCGCGCTGCTGCCTTGATCCGGGCCGTCGTTTCGGCCAGAGTGGGGAGGCTGTCGCCCACGGCACGGACCACGGCCATCGTCGGGCGCACTGCCGCTTCCGCAAGGGACGAGATGGCGTCGGCCGTCGTGCGGAACAGGATCTTCCCGCCCTGTACCGCGTCGTTGATCGTGGAGAGGGCGTCCCCAACAGCGCGGTAGCCGGTGAACCTCCGGGCCGCCGACTCCGCCACGGTGGAGAGCGCATCTGCCGAGGCCCGCACCGCCCCGATCAGCCGGGTGGGCGCTTCCGAGAGAGTCGCCAGCGCATCAGAAGTGGCCCGAAGCAAGATCTTCCCGCCCGCCACCGACTCCACGATGGAGGCCAACGCATCCGCCGCCGTGCGCACCCGGCCCGCCGCCCGCGCTACCGCCTCCGACAGGGAGGGCAGGGCATCGGGTATCGAGCGCGCCCCCGCGAAGGCGCGAGTGGTCGCGTCCGCGACGGCAGACAGGGCATCGGCCGCCGTCGCGAAGAACTGGCCCGTCCCAATGAAGAAGTAGTCGTAGACGTAGGTGAGAGCGTCGGCCGCGCCGCGAACGACAATCTTGCCGCCGGTCACCGCGTCCGACAGGGTGGGCGGTGAGTCGGCCACTGCCCGCAGGATTACACTCATCCGGGTCGGGATCTCGGTAAGCGTCGAGAGCGCATCCCCGATCGTGCGCGGCGAACCCTTCAACCGAACCGGGGACTCCGAGACAGATGCGAGCGAGTCGGCCCCCGTCCGCGCCTTGGCTGACACCCGGACCGCCGCCTCTGCGACCGAGGCCAGACTGTCGGCGGTCGTCTTCTGGAGGTTCTGCTGCGTCTGCGGGTAGACCGCGACGGTGTAGGCCCGCCACGCGAGCGACTGCGCGACCGTGAACGCGCCCGGGTCCACCGTTGCCGCCGTCGCGGCATACTGGGCCGCTGCGACCGAGCCGTTGATCGTGACTGCACCCGTGGTGCCCGTCGTCTTCTGCACCAGCCCGGTGAAGGTGCCCGGCGTCGAGGGCGCGGCGCTGCACCACGTATCGTCGTCGGCTTCCTCGCCCGCCTGACTGAAGGCGCTGATCCACAAGTAGTCCGCAGACCCGCCCGAGGGCGAGAGCGTCGCGGAGTCGGGGGCGGTGCTCGTGCCCGTGGCGACGGTCGAGAACACCGGGGCCGTGGCCGAGGCGTGGCCTTGGATGTTGTAGGCGAGCCACGCACTCTTGGACGCCACGGCAATCGTGACATCCATGCTCCCGCCCTCGGACCCGTCGAGAACTTTCGTGAGGATGTGGAAGCGAGCCGAGGTGGCGGTCAGGTCGGTGAACGAGTCCCCCACCGTCGAGAGCGTCCGCGCCGTCACGTCGAAGTTGAGGAAGATGACGACCAGATCACCCGTCGTCTGCGTGAAGGTGATGCTGTGCGTCGTGGATGAGGCGCCCGCGCCTTCGGTGATCCCGTAGACGGTCGGGCTGGCCATCAGTCGCTCGGCCTGTGTTCGCGCCGGATGAACGAGATGGCGCCCCGGACGGCCGACTCCGCGAGCGAGCCGATGGTGTCCGCTGCTGCCCGTCCGTAGGCGACCGCTCCCCGGACCGCGGCCTCCGTGATCGAACCGAGAGCGTCTGCCGTGGCCCGCATTAGTATCTTGGACCCGGCGACGGCTTCTGCCAAAGTCGGCAGGGCGTCTGCTGTAGCCCGGAGTTTCGCGGAAGCGCCACGGACGGCTTGCTCTGCCACGGAAGATAGGGCATCGGCACCGGAGCGCACCTTGGCCGCCGTCGCCCGGCTCAGGGCGTCCGTGACGCTCGCGACAGAATCGGCGGTCGTCCGGGCCGCTGCCTTGATCCGCGTCGGGGCTTCACTCAACGACGCGAGCGAGTCGGCCCCAGTACGAGCCTTGGCCGCGATGCCCCGGGCCACTGCCTCTGACAGGGTAGACAGGGCATCGGCCGCCGTCCGTGCTTTGCCAGTGATGCGGACGGCTGCCTCAGAGAACGCGGACAGAGCGTCGGATGCCGTGCGCCCGTTGGTCAGAACCCGGACGACCGCCTCCGCCAGCGAACCGAGAGCATCGGCAGTCGTGCGTGCCTTGGCCGACAGGCGGGTGGTCGCTTCTGAGACAGACGCCAGAGCGTCCGAAGCCGTTTGCTGGAACGCTTGCGACCCGCCGCTCTTGACGGCGACGACCGCTTCGGCCAACGTCGCCAGAGTTTCATCCGCGATGGTGCGGACCTTGGCCGCGGCGGATCGGACCGCCGACTCCGACAGGGAAGCGAGAGAGTCGGCTGTCGTACGGGCCTTGCCCGTAACGCGAACGACTGCCTCTGACGCCGAGGGCAACGACTGGGCAACGGTGCGCGCCTTTGCGCTGACCCGGGCAACGGCCTCCGACAGCGTGGCGAGCGTGTCCCCGCCGGTACGTGCCTTGGAGGCCGCAGCCCGGATTAGGGAGTCAGCGACCGAGGACAACGCGTCGGCCACTGTCCGCGCTTTACCCATGACGCGGGCCGTCGCCTCGCTCAGAGTCGAGGCGCTGTCCGCAATCGCCCGCGTCCCCGCGAACGCCCGAACCGTGGCGTCGGCCAACGAGGAAAGGGCGTCGGCTGCCGTCTTGACAAACTCGGTCGGGCCGCTCGCGGGCGTCCACGCGACATACATCCCCATGAAGCAGCAGGACACCACGCGGGTTTCGAGGCCTGCCCGGTTGATGTTGAACCGTGGTGAGTTGGCAAGGACAATATCGGTGCCGATCACCAGATTGGTCGTGATAACCGCGGAACGGCGCTCGTTCCAGTAGTCCGTCCCCGTCGAGTAGGTGCCAACCGCGCCGCTGCCGTGCCCGGTGGACACGTCAACGTTGGAGTCGCCGCTCCAACCCGTCGGGTTGGAGTTTCCGTAGAACGAGCAATACTTCGTGCCGGTGGCGATGTCCTCGCCCCACACGACGATCCCCTGAACGGCGATGATCGTGTCGCTCGACCCGACGCCCGCCGTGCTGTACGTCGTCAGGTTGGGGATGTAGTTTCCAGACACCCCGCCCGCGTGCTCGATCTGCGTCGTGTCGCTCTCGGTCGCGGAGCCTACCGGCGGGGTGTTGTTCACCGCGTCGTACAGGTTCGTCGTACCGCCGCTGCCGCCGGTCCATTCAGTATCGCGGTAGAAGTCGCTGATCGGCAGGAGCAGGGCGACCTTGGAGGGAGCGAGGAAGCCCGCGCCGTCCCCAATCAGGTCGTCGATGTAGATGTCGATGGCCGAGGCTTCGGTGCTGCTAACCCCGAGGGCCGTCCCCAACTGGCTGACCGTGGAGGGGATCGTGGCGGTAGAGGCATCATCAACCCCGTCTACCTGCAACCAGACGACCGGCGATGCCGACGTTACTCCACGGAGGCCGATCCAGTACCACACGCCCGTTGACAACGTGGTTGTCGAGGTCGCAACCAGCGTCGTGTTGTTGTAGAGGAGGAGATACCCGCTGGCGTTCAGACGAACGTTCAGGTTCTCGGACAGGAGGCGACCAGAGATCACGCGGTTCGCGGAAGGCATCGAAGCGATGTACAGGCCGAAGTGGCGGTAATTCTGCGTCCCGGTCAAGCCGATGTCGAAGTACCCACTTGCCCCCGACGCCGGGTTGCAGCGGATCGACTGGGTGCCTGTCCGGGCCTGAGTCGTGCTGTAGGCAGCCGTGCCCGTCAGCGTGATGCCGTCAACGGGCGCGGCGGCAGACTCAAACCCGGTCAGGAACGTGACGGCCACGGATCAGCGCCTCACGCGGGCGGCCACGGATCGAGGCCGGTCTGCGCCATCTCCGTCGCTAACTTCTCAAGGTAGTGCCCGGCCACCGTGCCGGACCCGATGAAGGCGCCGACCTGCTGGCACAGGACGATGAAGGCGGCGAGGGTCAGGCCGGGGCCGTCGATGACGAGGGTGCGGCAGAGGGGACAGGCGAGGTCGCCCGGAGGCGCGCCGACCGGAGCGGTGGCCCAATCTTTCAGGCCACCGTTCCAATACTTCCGCCCTTCGTTGCGGAGGGCAGTGGGGAGCGTCGCCGCATTGATGCTCCCCGCGATCTGGCTGGCGTCCTCTGGCTCAAAGAAGATCGCGAACGCCATAACGCACCTCAGAAGCGGGGAGGGGGCGGTTGCCCGCCCCCGGTTACTCGACTACGCGCCCGCGTTGGGCAGCGTCCACGTCCACGTCACCTGAAGGGTGTCGTTGTTCGCGAGGGTCGCGTCCGCGTTGAGGTCCGTGATGGCCGCCATGATCCCGCCGCCAGAAGCGGTGGTGTTGTAGCCGCTGGTGAAGTTGCCCGCCCGGTGGACCGTCTGGGCGCCGGTCGCCGTCCACGTCTTGATGAGCGTGTACGTCTCCGCCGTCGCGGTGTGGGCGTAGGCCGCCAGCGCCCGGCCGCAACCGTTCGCCGTGATCTCCGCGGCCAGTGTGGTCATGCCAACGCTGTACGCCGTCGCGTCGTTGGTCAGGCCGATGAAGCGGGCCGGTCCCATGCCCGGAAGGACGATGAAGGCCGACGTGCTGCCCGGGGTTGTAGAGGCCGCGTATGCCTCGTCGTTCCACTGATCGACGTAGATGATCGAGGTCGTGTTCCCGGCGATGTTGCCAAACACCGGCTTGGTCGTAAGGGCGGTCACCGGCATAACGATCCGGTAGCCGTTGAGGGCGCCAGCCGACATGGTTGAACCGGTCCCCGTCACCTGCGTTGCGGTGGTCGCCGTGGCCGGGCTGTTCGTGGTCGGGATCGACGCCCCGCCCATGCTGTTGTGAATCCAGTCCATGCCCGCGTCGGGCCGGTAGTTGTGCGCCCAGCCGAGGTCCTCGTAGGAACCCGGGGTGCCATGCTCGCCCGAGTCGCCCCGGCCGATCATTGCGTGAACCCAGTTGGGTCCGATCTGAAGACGGTCGCCCATGAAGCGACCGCGCCCGATCATCGTCGCCAAGTCCTCGTCAATCCGACCAAGGACATCGGCCTGAGACAGCCCCGTCCGAGGCTTATTCCCCGGAAGGTATCGGAGGATGTTCATAGGTCCTACCTTTCGACCCAACAATGGAGCGTCCCGGTGGCAGCCGCGCCGCCCTGCGCCACGACGCATTTAATCGCCCCAGTGATGGGGATCTTAACGAAGGAGTTGGTGATCGCGGTATTGGCCGGGTTGACCGCCGCCCCGCGGGGGTAGTAGTCAGTATTCGCGGCAAGGTTGGCAATCGAGAGAAGGGCTACCCCGCTCGTCGTGTCCGTGATGGTCAAATCGACCGCCCCCGCCGCCAGCGTGCCAATCGTGACGCGCAGTGCGAGGAGTTCGCCGTCCATCGGCTTAGTAGAGTAGACGGTCGCCGCCCCGGCCCCGTCCGTCAGGATCGGGATGGCGTCGTAGGCAATGCTCATTGCGGCTCCTTCCGGTGCCAAGGCATTTCCGGTACCAAGAACAGGCGGGCGCCCCGGCCCCCGGACTTCTTGCGCTCCTTCTGGTCGATGCGCTCCATGCGTTCGGCCTTCTGGGCATCGTCGGTCAGGGCGCCGGGGTAAAGCCGCTCGTAACGCTCAGCGCTACTAGCCACGCCTTAGGTACCGAATGCGACCCAAGACACGTTCTCAGTACCGGTGGAGGCAATGAGCGTCGTGGTCGATGAGTTGGTCACCTTCCACGCGTAGACGTTGACCGTCCCCGCGCTGATCTCGTAGGTCAGGACGGAAGTGCCGACGCCCGGCGTTGAGTTACCCGCGAGGGCGCAGGAAAACCCGGTGACCAGAGTAAGGCCGGTCACGATTGGGGTAGGGTTGGTGCCGTCGAGAGCGGTAACGCCCGCTACCATCGAAACGCCACTCTCAATCGTGATCCCATTCGGAAAGTTAGTCTTTCCCATGTTGCTCCTCGTTCAGGTGCTAGGGGCCGGGTGGGCGGGGGGGGCGCTTCCCCGGCCCTAGCGATGGGATCAGGTCTAGGTGCCGTTCTGTCCGAAGATCCAACGGTAGTCGCGGAAGCCGCGGCTAAACCGCATGTAGGCGCGGAACTTGGCCTCCAACGTATCGAAGTCCTGCTCCTTGCCGAACTCAACCGGGATGCGCTCGTACCAAATGAGGTCGCGCTTCATCCGGCCGGAGTCCACCATGAACCAAGCCGTCGAATCCGTCAGGTAGTGCCAAGTCACGACTGCGAAGCGGCCCGCCTGAGGGTTGATCGCGTTGTTGGCGCTTGAAGGGTCGTTGGCCGACCGAACGATGGTGAGCGCCTCGTCCTCCAGCTCCGGCGGAACGATGAGGAGATCCGGCATGATGTTGAGTTTGTCGCCGCGGTCGTCCTTGAAGGCCATCATGTAGCGCCGGGTGGCGGCCACGTTGTCCTTCGTAAGGAACGCCGTACCCTCGTTAGCCTGAGTGGTCGCATCGACCGGGCTGTACGGGTGGGCGAGGGAACAGAGGCCAACTCCATCAGGCCCGGCGATGGGGAAGCCCCAATCATCGGTGCCAGAATCGGTGAAGGCTCCATTAAACAACTGCGCACCGGCCTTCTCGCGGAAGCGGAAGGCGGAGTCGCCCAACTCGTTGGCGTTGTCAAAGACGATGGCCGTCAGGTTGTCGTCGATCAACTTGCGCTGGACGACGAAGCCCTTCGCGAACTCGGCATGCGTGAAGCGCTTCCCGTAGCCCTTGTTCCGGTCGTCGTACTGGACGCGCCCGGAGCGTTCGAAGTTCCAACCGGCCGAGGAGAACTGGCCGACGCCGATGTGCTCCTCAAACGCCCGCTGAGAAGTCTCGGTCCGGTAAATCGAGGGGATGAGACTGGAGCGGCGGCCGTCGGAGGTGAAGCCGACGTAGAACGCCTCAGTCGTAGCCGGGGTCAGGAGTTCTGCCCAGTTGGCTGCTGCGAGAACCATCTGTCATCGCCTCCTTACGTCAGCCAATGCTTGGCGACGTTGAAGGTCACCAGCGTCTCTTCGGTCGCAGCAGAAGCAGCCACCACGAGCACGTCATGGTTGCTGTCGGCCGCGAGGCCCATCGCGTTGGTCGCCCCGGCGATGTCGAGGATAGCGCCCGCCAGCCGGGCGTTGGCATCCACCACGCCATACACGGCGTCGGCATCGGTGATGCACGTAACGTCCGAGACTCCGGTAGTCCGGGCGCCTGTGTCGAGAGCAATCCCGACGAGAGCCACGTCGGCTGTGGCCGCCAGATCGATCGTGCCGCTCTCCATGTTGAGCAGATCACCCTTGGTGATCGTCTCGGAGTCCTTCGCCTTGAACGCCTGAATCGTCGGGGCACCCCCGCCGAGTCGGTAGCGGAACGTGAAGCCCGCCATCGGTTCCTCCTATTGTTTAGTCTCGCCCGAGCGCCGAGTGGCAGCCCAGTCATCAACGGTCCGTACAGACCGGAGCGCTGCGTAACGCTCCGGAGTCATGTTGTACGTCTTAGCAGCCTCCAACTCCTCCGCAGTGAGCCGAGGAGGCAGGGCGCCCGTAGTACCGCTTGTTGCACCGATAGAACCCGAAGGGATCGGCCGCTGGCCGCCCATGTAGGGCTTATCCCGGAGGAGATCACGCAGCAAGTCTTCCACGTTGTTGGGCTTACCGTCGTCTCCATACTCGATCAGATCCCAATCGAGCAAACGCGAAGCGGCGTCAACGTCAACCAGCCCCATCTTGGGCTGCAATCGGTTGACTTCCATAGTTACCATGGTCCGCTGGCGCTCCTGCAGCAGGACAGTACGCTCGGTTTCCAGTTCCGAAAGGCGCCGGTCTTTCTTGGTTTGCTCGTCAAGGTCCTTGTCGGCAATATCCCGGAGTTGCTTCTCCAGTGCCGCCTTTTCCTTGGCGATCTCCCGCGCCTTCTTCTCTGCGTCCCGGCGTGCCGCCTTTTCGGCTTCATACGCCTTGACTCCGGGCGGTCCGAGTTGCTCGTCCTCCGGGGTGTCCGTCTGAGATGCCGCGTCGCCCGTTGCGGGCTGGGCGTCTGCGGGCTGCTCCGCCAGCGTTGCGCTGGGGTCCGGTGTTGCGCCGGTCGCCGCAGTTGCCTTTTCGTCGGACATTGTACGCTCCTTGAACGTTACGCGTCAACTGTGCCGCTTGGCACTCCTGCCGTCGAAGGTCGCCCCGCACACGTCGCAGGGGTCTTTGTGCTGCATCGCCCGATCATCCCACGGGCACCACCAAGTATTCGTAGTCCTTCGCGCTTCGGCAGTCTCCTTTTCCTTCGGGACTGGCGCCGGGCGGGCCACCCGGGCTGTTCGTGCTGCTGTTGCCATTCGTTCCTCCTCAACTCGGAGCCGGATCAGGGCGCCCGGTGGCCACCGGTACCGCCCCATGGGTTCTACATACCTCTCCGTGGTCCCGTGACGCTCCCGGAGGCAAGAGCGTCCTGCTCCTCCTGCCACCGAAGACCGGCCAGATCCATGTGCAGCCCCTCCCCAACCCCGAGGATGTCCGGGTCGGCTGGGTACTGGGTCGCTAGGGATTCTAACTTGGCAATCGCAGCGATTAGCGCCTCCTCCGTGTAGGGCACCGATTCGACGGATTTTAGGATCGCCTCGCGTTCGGCCCAAGTGTAGGTGATCATGTGTAGTTGTACCTGAATTCCGCGTCCATGTGGGCGATCTCCGAGTCGATCTGCGCTGGGGTCAGCCTCGACGCTTTGAGTTCAGCACGGACATAAGCCTCTCGCTCTGGGCTGCGCATCGTGAGCAGACGCCCGTAAAACTCCTTCTCGGTCAGCACGGAACTCCCTTTACGCCCATGCACTGCCCCCCCATTGATGAGCCTAAGTACCCGGTCCCACTCATCCGTATATTTTGAGTAGGTCCTGTACCCGTTCTTCAGCCCGGCCCCCGCCGGGAGTTTCTTGCTGTAACCCGCGCCACGCAATCCAGCGGCCTTCCAAAAGTCTTCTTCGAAGACAATCGCGGCTTTTTCCACGACCCCCTCCTCCCAGCCCCTCTTGCCGGAGTATTCTGCCGGTTTCAGGCCGTTCATGGAGTGGCCCGCCTCGTGCAGCACCACCTTTAGGTAGTCACCGCGGTGGTACCTCTGGAACTTGGCTAGAGAGTAGGAACCCGCGCCCGGAGCGAACCCCTTGTCGTTGACCTTACGCCCGGCGAAGACGTCGGAGGAGATGGTGACTGGCGCCTCATCACCCCACCCGAACTGGCCGCCGAAGGTCTTGGACCGCGTAACGTCCAGCCCGCCGCCCCACCGACTCCGCCCGGTGTACCCGTACTGCGGCAGGATGACCTCTTCGTAGGCTGCGACCGCGGCCATAAAATCGTCATAGGCTATGCGTCTCGTCGGCGCCAACGCCTCGCGCTTGGTCGGGTCTAGGCGCATACGGGTCGGGAAGGTCATGATTTCCGGCTGCATGGTCATCGCTTGGGCCTCTGCCGCCAACGATATCTTGTGAAGCCGGAGTGTCTCGTTGTTCCAGTGTGTCTGCTCCATGGCAAGCAACTCCCGGAACCGGACCTTCCCGAACCCGAACGGCTTGGCCGA